TGCAACGGTTGACCCTGTAAGATCGCTCATTATTTGGGTAGTTCCAACAGCCGCAGGTAACAAATTACTTATTTACAGCCAGAAGCTAAATCGCTGGTCTTACTCTACGATTGACGTTAAGTCAATCTCGTATGTGGTGACTTCCTCGGCTTCGCTAGAGGCATTGGATAAACTCTCAATTACTCCGGGAACTAATACGTTAGCAGGTACTTATACTCGTACAACTACGACTGTTACCGTAACTGCAAACAATCACGGGTTAAATACCAATGCTTTTGTTTACTTTGATGCAACATCTGGCGGTGCTGCTGACGGGTTTTATCAAATTACTAAGGTCGATGACAACAGTTTCACGTTTACTACGGTAGGTTCAGGCACGATTACGACGAGTAACTGTACTTTATCGTTGCCATCAATTGATGCTGCTTCTATCACGCTGGATGATCGAGCTTATGCCGGTGGTACTTGGTTCTTGGCAGCGGTTTACGGTCAAAAAGTGTACGGATTTACGGGCGATTATGCTGAAGCCTCTGTTACGACGAACGATTTAGACATCGGCAGAAGCTTAATGACCCTAGTTAAGCCGATTGTTGACAATGGTAGTGGTGATGTAGCGGTATCTGGTCGAGTATTGCTCCAAGATAACGTTACTTTTACGGATTATGCCTCTCCAGACTCAATAAATCGGGTATCTGTGCGGTCTAGCGGTAACTATCACAGGGTAAAGGTACGTCCCACGGGTAGCAACTGGCGTACTGTGGTGGCTGTTGACGTAGATGTAACGAAAGCTGGTGATCGATGACTCGTCAATTTCGCACATTACCGCCATTTGGAGCCTCGGAGCGTGATGTTGCTGAGGTTGTTCGTGGCATTATGGACGGAAAGACGAATAACTCAGGACTTCTGACCCTAGCGACAGGTAATGCGGTTACAACGACCCTGTACGACGGTCGTATAGGCAACGACAGCCTTATTTTCTTTGTTCCGGTATCTAATGCTGCTGAGGCTGATTCGGCTCCCTATGGGGCGTTTCAGGACTCTACAGACCAAACGGCTGCAAACACGACTACAGCCTATGCAGTTACATTTAATACAACAGATTATTCCAATGGAGTTTATGTTTCCAATAGTTCTAGGCTTAACGTCAGGAATTATGGAATTTACAACATCCAGTTTTCTTTCCAATTTAAGAATACGTCTAACGATGGTCAAGACGTAGATATTTGGTTCCGCAAGAATGGTAATGACGTAGCTAGTTCTAATAGTAAGTTTTATTTGCCAGCGAGAAAGAGTACGGGTGACCCTAGCCACTTGATTGCCGCGATGAACTATGTCTTAGAGATGAACGCTAATGACTATGTTCAGGTAATGTGGAGGGTGAGTGATACTGGCGTTTCTTTGGAGCAGTACCCAACTGACACCAGCCCAACTAGACCAGCAACACCATCGACTATTATTACAATGTCCTACCTTGCACCATCGGCTACAACGAATCTTTACGTTTCAAGCCAGCAACAAGGTGAGGCAACTGTCAGTCATTGGGCTAACAGTACGGCAGACAAAACTTACGGATACATTATCGTCGGATGATTGAATTTAAATTTATCGAGCCTGACCAACTCAGACAGTGGTGGATGAGCGTCAAGCCCGGACTAGAGGAAATAAAGAAGCGCAGTCCTGAAAACTGGATACCAGAGGATGTGTACGCAGACTGTTGGAACAGAAAATCATTTTTGTTTGTTGGTTTCAAAGATGAAAAATTTGCGGCTTTTTTCGTATTGCAACCAGTAAATCAAAAGCTCCATGTTTGGGCGGCTTGGACGTTAGAAAATGATTATCAGTTGGTGGAAAAAGGTTTACAATTTATCAAAGATATGGCAAGAGAAGCTAATTTCAAATATTTAAGTTTCTCAAGTCATAGACCGGGGTGGAATCGTAGGGCTAAAGCATACGGTTTTCGTCCTAGAGAATGGATTAGCGAGGTGTGATATGAGTGGCGGTGGAAGCGAAACTAAAACGGAAATCGACCCGGAATTTAAGCCGTTTCTTAAATTTGGCTTAGAAGAAGCCAAGCGACTCTATCAGGGTACGGGTGCTTTGCCAGAAACCCTAGCGGTTGCTCCATCTGCTGCAACTCAGCAAGCTATGTCAATGGCTGAACAGAGGGCTTTAGCTGGCTCTCCGTTAACTCGTCAAGCTCAGGGTGTCATAGCTCAACAAATGGGCTACTCAAGCCCTTATGCCGGAAAGATCGAGGCTATGGGGATGGGTGCTTACGATCCGTCTGCTGGTTTCTATCGTTCCATGATGGAAGGTCAACCCGAATCTGAGGCTGCTCGTCTAACGAAGTCCACTGCTGGCGGTGCTTATCTCGGTGGTGGTAGCGAGTTCCTAAAGGGTGCTTTATCTCAGGCTAACCGTTTGGCTGGTGAGTCTTTTGGCGAGAGCATGAAGGACTTACAGGCTAAGGCTGCTGCTGCTGGTCGTTATGGTTCTGGTGCGATGGCACAACAAACGGCTAAATCTCAGGATGTCTTAGCGAGAGCCTTAGCAGAGCAGAATCAACAGGCTTATCTCCAGAATTACCAGCTAGAGCGTCAGGCTCAAGAGGCAGCTATGGGTCGCTTAGGTAGCCTAGAGCAACAGGCTATAGCGAATCGCTTTGCTGGTGCTAGCGGTCTGTCAGCAGGAGAGCAAGCGGCTCTAAGGACTCGTCTGGGTGCTTTGAGTGCTGCTTCTGATATTACGTCTGCTGACCTAGCAAGACAGGCTCAGGCTGCTCAATTAGCTCCATCAATGGCTGCTCAGGATTACGCAGATATTCAGAAACTGCTACAGGTTGGTCAGGGTCGTGAGGCTTACGACAGAGATGCCATTATGGGCAGAATAAAAGCACAAGAATTGCCTTTAGATTTCTTGAAAAAAGCGACCGACATTTTCCAAGGAACTCCATTGGAGACTAAAACAGCTACATCGGGGGGTAAATAATGGGTGCGCCAATGATGATAGGTGCTGCGTTAGGTGGCATAACGTCTGCTGCTAGGGGTGGCAATCCTTTAACTGGTGCGCTATTAGGTGGTATCGGTGGTGGCGTATTTGGTGCTGCTAGTGGTGCTGCTAGTGGGGCTGCTGGTGCTGCTCAGGCTGCGAACATTGCTGCTGCTCCTGCGGCTAGTATGGGTGCTATCAATACGGCTGCTGGTCAAGCGATGGCGGCTCCTAGCCTAATGTCAACCTTGCAGCAAGTGCCTAAATCGTTCATGCAGTTTGGGAAAGAAAACCCAATGACAATGAATCTGGCATCCAATCTTGCACAAGAAGAATTTACTCCAAAGCCACCTGTTAATCCGGGACTATTGAGAGGCAATCCGATACCGTCTGCTCCATCTATGGAATATCAATCGGCAGTTCCTCAATTCAGTCTGTTATAGGTGATCTATGGCAATAGAAGATTACATTCCTAATATCTTTGGCGGTACTCCAACCGTTTATCAAGGGTTGTTGAGTCCACAGGAACAGGCTTCACTAGAGAAACGCTCTAACCTAGCTGGCTTGCTAGGTTTTGGTGCTGCGTTGGCTCAGGGAATGGGTGGCGGTGGTTATCCTCGTTCTGCGCTACAGAATATCTTAACGGCTGCTGCTCAAGGGTTTTCAGGTGCAGGTCAGACGTATCAGGCTGGTATCGGTCAGATAGCAGATGTGCAGAAGCTTCAGCAGTCCAGAGCGCAAATGAACGCGATCAATCAATTATTGGCTGATCCGAGAGTAGCTAACGACCCGATGATGCAAGCGTATATCCGGGCTAATCCTGCTGAGGCTATCAAATACTTTGCTGAGATGGCTCCGATTCGTGAGGCTATCTCTCCTTCAGCGGCTCCTACTGAGCCTACTGCTCCTACTCCTGCGGCTGCTATGGCTGCACCACAAACGGAAATGCCTGAAGCAGTTGTAGGCTCACCAATTACAGTAGTTGGAGAAGCTCCTAAAGTTGACTCATTAGCAGCAAGAACACAGGCTTTGTTATCTGAGAACGAGCGTTTATCTCGTATCCCTACAAAGTTAGCTCAAGACAGAATTGAGTCGAACCTAAAGCAAATTGATGCGATTAGTAAACAAATGTCGCGTCAATCTGTACTTGATTTTGATTTTGTAACTATTAAGGATACTGTTCCTCCGCAGTTCAAGGGCGAGGTTGATAAGCTACAGCAACTCGCTGTAACAGGCGGGATTACTGGTAACGAACTAAGACAAGGTTTGCAAGACCTTAATAAACGTGCGCTTGAGTTTGTTGCTAAGAAAACTGATTACACGAACCAAGATCGTCGTGTGGCTGCGGCTATGTTTGAAGGTCGAGACATTGCTGAGTTGAATCCTGCTGAATTGATGCAACTTGAGAATAAGTTATACGATATGCGTATAGCGGAGCGCAAAGCAGGTGCTACTAGTATCAATATGCCTAGCGAGTCTGAGCGTACTGCTGGATTCCTAACGAATCGCGTTGTTAATTCGCTAAATCAGTTACAGACGGTAGTAGGCGCAAATCCTACGGCTGCATCTCCTAAGTTTAGTGCTGAGGCTGTCAAGTTCTTAACTGGCTCGGACTACTTAAAGAACCTAGCTAATCCTGAGTCTCGCCAACAGGTTGAGGCTGCTCAGTTAGAGATTCTTGATGCTGCTCTTACGTTGGGTACTGGTGCTGCATATACTCGCGAGCAGTTGGAAAACTACCGCAAATCTTATTTCCCGATGCTTGGTGATAAGCCAGCAACCATCAAAGATAAGCAGAATCGTCTACAGAGCTTGCTTGAATCTGCGATGATTAAATCTGGTCGTGCTGCTCCAACAATGCCTAGCAATATGAATGCTCCGGCGTTTGATATGGATGCAATTCAACGTGAGTTAGATCGTAGAAAGGGCAAATAATGGATTTGTCCAAACTCTCTACCAAAGACCTAGAGTACCTAAAGGCTGGGAAGATAGACAAGGTATCGACTGCTGGTCTTGAGGAAATTGCTAAACAGCAAGGAACTCCGGCTATTCCGAGTCCGTCTGTAGTTGCTCCTGTTCCCTATTCAACGGGTGCTGAGACTGCTAGGGCTGCTGCTCAAGGGCTTACCTTTGGATTCGCTGATGAGCTAGAGGCTGCATTGCGTAGTGGCAAGATTAGCGGTGCTGAGTACGAAAAGATTAGAGATCAGTTACGCGCACAGCAAGCCCAATTTGCTCAGGAGCAGCCTTTACGAGCCGGTGGTACTGAGTTTGGCGCAAGTATGCTGACTCCTGCTGCTGTAATGACAAAGCCAGTAACTCGCGGTGCAGGGATCGTTAGCGATGTTCTGCTAGGTACTGGTATGGGTGCTGCTACTGGTGCTGGTAAGGCTACTGAAGATGTCGCCGGAGGCACTGTAACTGGTGCTTTGCTAGGTGGTGGAGGAACTGCGGTTCTTAGCGGTGCTGGTCGTTTAATGGCTCCTGCTGTACGTCCTGAAGCTGCTGCATTACGTCAGCAAGGTATATCTTTAACTCCGGGTTCTGCGTTTGGTGGTCGTATTCAACAAATGGAACAAGCCGCAGAGAGTATGCCATTGGTAGGCGGTATCGTGAGCGGTGCTAGAGAGCGTCAATTCTCCGAGTTTAACGTTGCGGCTTATAACAAGGTTCTGAGCAATCTCAACCCTAAGTTGAAGGTTCCACAAGGGCTAACTGGTCGTGATGCTTATCTGTTTGTAGAGAAGTCCATTCAAGACAAATATAACGATGTAGTGCCTGATCTAGCGGTTAGGTTCACTCCTAAAGTTCAGTCTGGATTTGATGCCATCAAGAATCGTTACGCAAAAGGCAATTTATCTGAGGCTGACAAACAGCAGTTCCAAACCTATGTAAATGGTTTAGAAGCTGACTTTAGGGCTTCAGGCGTTGTATCTGGTCAGAAGGCTCAGGCTGTTAAACAAGACTTAGCAAAGCTATCTGGAACATATAGCGCTGGTACTGGATCAACGAAACTATTAGGTGAAGCCTTCAAAGATTTAGAAGGTTTTTACATGAATACGCTGCGGAACCAGAATCCTAAGTACGCAAGTGACTTAAGGAAAGTTGACTCTGCCTATCGTGACTTTGTTCGAGTCCAAACAGCTATGGCTAAGACTCGCGGTGAGGAAGGCGTATTTAGCCCTGCTCAGTTGGAGTCTGCTGTACGTCAAGCTGATATATCTAAGCGTAAGGGTGCATTTGCTAGAGGTGCTGCGCCTATGCAAGACTTGTCTAGTCGTGCTGCGTCTATTCTTGGGCAGAAAGTGCCTGATAGCGGTACAGCAACTAGAGGGATGACAGGTGCTTTGCTAACTGGTGGTGCTGGTTACGTTGATCCGATGGCAGGTGCATTGACAGCCCTAATGACTGCTCCTTACTATCGTTTAGGTGAAAAAGCTATGTTTGCGCCTAGACCAGCGACATTTACTGAGGCTGTGCAAAGGGCTAGAACTGCGTCTCCGTTTGCTGTTCCCGGATTACTTGGATTGGTGGAATAAATCATGGCAAAGAACAAGATTAGCGAATACAGCGCAACAGCGGCTAATAACACTGACATTGGTGGGATTAACATTGCTGAAGGTTGTGCGCCATCAAACATCAATAACGCGATTCGTGAATTGATGTCTCAGCTAAAAGACCAGCAAGCAGGGTCTGATGGGGATAACTTTACTGTTGGCGGTAACTTGTCTGTTAGTGGCACTGTAACCCTAACGAACGCTTTGCCGATAGCTCAGGGCGGTACTGGAAACACTACAGCATCGACAGCGATTAACGCTCTGATGCCTTCTCAGACAAGTAACTCAGGTAAATACCTAACGACTGACGGTGTTAGCGTTGCTTGGGGAAGTGTTACGCCCGGAACTGGTACGGTTACTAGCGTTGCATTGTCTGGTGGTTCTACAGGCTTAACGGTTACTGGTAGCCCTGTAACTACGTCAGGCACGATCATTTTAAGCGGTACGTTAGCAGTTGCTAATGGCGGCACTGGTGCTACTTCACTATCCACAGGTGCGGTATTGGTGGGTAACGGTACGTCTACTGTATCTTCAGTAGCTCCTAGCTCTAGCGGTAACGTCCTGACTTCTAACGGTAGCTCTTGGTCATCGTCTGCGCTTCCTACAGCCTCATCGACTGTTTCTGGCATTGTTAATACTGGCACTCAGACCTTTGCCGGAGAAAAGACATTCTCAACTGGCATCATTTCTCCTAACGGCTATAACTTTACGTCCACAGGTAATTCTATTTACTGGACGGGTGCTGTAATGGAAGTGTATATCGGTTCAGCAATGAGATTCTTTGTTGGATCGTCATCGGCTGGATTTAGCATCTCTGACGTTCAAAAAGTCGGTGGTGGCTCATTTAATAGTTACTCAGACTCACGTTACAAGCAGGACATTAGTGCTTATAGTAAGGGTCTAGCAGAACTAAAGCAGGTTGAGCCTAAGAACTATCGTTATACCGCTGAGTTCATGAAGTCTGATAGCCCATCACAGCAGTTTGTGGGTATTATTGCTCAGGAACTAGAAGGTACTGCCTTTGCTAATTGTGTAAAAACTGACAACAATGGGTTTAAGATTGTAGATACTTCAGAACTCACGTTTGCTCTGATTAACGCAGTAAAAGAGATGAGCCAGCGTATTGAACAACTTGAGGCTAGAAATGGTTGACATAGGTAAAGCATCTACTGCGGCGACTTACGGCGGTTCTGCGACTGCCGTTTTTTTTGGTCTTACAGCTAATGAATTCGCTGCGCTTGGTGGTCTAGCAATCGGTGTTATAGGCTTGTTAATTGGTACTTGGTTTAAGCACCAGCATTTACAGATTGCTAAGAAGAATCATAAGCCTGATCCAGAGGAATAAATAGACCCGCTAACGCTACTTGCTGCTGCTAATGCCGCGGTCAGTGCCGTTAAAGCCGGTTGCAAACTTTACAAGGATATTAAGAACGCAGCCGGGGAAGTCAAGGACGTATTAGACGATCTGAAGGTTCAGTATGACAAGGTAACAGGTGGGAATCCAACCCCGGCTCAGAAAGCGCAATACGTCGCTGAAGTCCAGAGGGTTCAGGAGATAGCCAAGGCTGACCCTAACGATGTGTTTACGGACATCGGCAACCAGTTAGGCGCATTGATGGATGCTTATGACGCTATCAGTAAGCTATTCCTCAAGGAGCAGTTAGAAGCCAAACAAGTCTATAAGGGTGAAGAATCAATAGGTAGGAGAGCATTAAAGCGGATATTGATTACTTCTCGGCTTGATGCGATGTTAGCTGAGATACGCGAAACGATGGTTTACAAGGCTCCACCAGAGCTAGGATCATTGTGGAGCAAGTTCGAAGAAATGTGGCAGCGTATCGTCAAAGAGCAAGATGAAGCTCATGCGGAAGAACTTAGGCTAGCTCAGATAGCATCATGGCGACGCAAAAAAAGAATAGCGGAAATCAAGTCAAAAGTGGCATGGGTCTCGGCAGTGGTGTTCGTAGTTATATGGGCGGTGGGTCTAA